ACAAACTACCAGACTGAACCTTTGAACGGGCGACAGGATGGCATTGAGTGGCCTATCACCGCTATTCGTTTGACTGAGGTTAGTGGCATTTACACTACTTTCCCTATCGTTGATGATCGTGCAGTTGTTTCTGTAACAGGTGTTTGGGGTTGGCCTAGTGTGCCACGACCTATCAAGTATGCAGCCATTATCCAGGCGAGCCGTCTGTTCAAACGAGCCGATTCACCTATGGGTGTTATTTCTGCACCTGACATGGGTTTTATTCGTGTTGGCACAAAACTTGACCCTGATGTTGCACAGCTCGTTGAGCCGTATCGTTTGACTAGGTTCTACGCATGACCCTTTCAACGATTCGTGAGGGTATTGCTAAAAATCTTGGCTCTATCAACGGGTTGCGTTACGCTGGCACAGGTTTTGTTACCCCAAACATCAACCCACCTTATGCATTGATCCAGCCATCGTCTATTGATTACCACAAAACTTTTGCTAATGGATTGTCGGAGTATTCGTTTGTTGTGACTGTTGTTGTGGGTCAAATGTCTGAGCGTTCGGGTCAAGCTTTGCTGGATGAGTTCTGTGACACTAGAGGCGATAAGAGTATTCGGCAAGCGATAGAATTAGACAGAACACTAAATGGTTCGGTTTATGACTGTGTAGTGACTGCGATGCGAAACTACGGAAGCATCGTTATAGGTGAAAACAATTATTTGGCAGCAGAGTTCGATGTTGTTGTCAAATCAAACTAACAAGGAGTAAGTATGCCTCAGTTCGTTGCCACGGATCACAAGATTACTATCAACGGAACTAACCTAAGCTCATCGTTGACGAGCGTTGACCTGTCACTTTCGGCTGACGAAGTTGACACCACTACTTTCGGTTCAACTTTTCGAACCAGAGTTGGCGGTCTAAAGACAGGTTCTTTGACTCTAAACTTCAACCAGGATTTCGCTGCTGGTGCTGTTGATGCAACGCTTTTCCCGTTGTTCAACACCATTGGAACTGTTGTTATTACCCCAACTAGTTCTACTGTTGGCACAGCAAATCCGTCATACTCGTTCCAGGTGCTTTGCAACAGCTACCAGCCGTTTGCTTCAAGCGTTGGCGACCTAGCAACCTTCTCGGTTACTTGGCCAACTAACGGAACTGTTACCAGAGCGACTGCCTAAAAATGAAAATCTTTCTACGCATCGTTTTTGGTGATGGCACAGACAAACAGGTTGTTGCTGGTGCAGCTGAAATCGTGGCTTGGGAGTCACGATTCGATAAAAGCGTTGCTACCCTAACTAAGAGTTTCAGGGTTACTGATCTACTTTTCTTGGCTTGGCATTTTGAAAAAAGAACTAATGCTACCGAGTTGAGTTTTGATGATTGGTTGCCTTTAGTTGACTTGGTTGAGTTGGGTGACGCTGACCCAAAATAGTGGGACTCGGTGACGAGTCTGCTCATTGGTTTATTGCTTCGCTTGCTTACGAGTATCACATTGCACCGGCTGTGTTGATGCAGGAAAGTCCGAGAATGTTGTGGACTTTGCACCGTTACGCTGTTGCTGCTAATCAAAGAAAAAACCCTGCTAATTAGTGGGGTTTTCTTGTTCGGTAGAATAGTAAGGTGTTCAAGTTCGATGTGCCTAAATCCGTTACAGGTGTTAATGCGGTGTCTGTAACTAATGTGCGTGAACTACAACGCAGGCTAAAAGCTCTTGACCCAGATTTACGCCGTCGGTTGCTTCGTGAGGCTAAAGAGCCAGCGAAAGTTATTCAGACTGCTGTGAAGTCTGCTATTGGTTCTGTGACACCTGTGAGTGGTTTGACTCGTGGTCGTTTAAATTGGAACGCTGCTGTTGACCGCAAGGGTAAAACACACAAACCGCAGGATGTGGCTATTCAGTTTCGCACTAGCACTTCGGGTAGATCAAAGATTACTTCGCTTGTGCGTGTGCGTGTGCAGTCACCTGCTGTTACTTTTGTGGCTACGGCTGGTTCTAGTAACCGCTACATTGATGCAGGGTATAAGGGTTCTGGTTTCACTAAAGAGTATCCGTGGAAAAATGGCACTCGCCGTCACAAAGTCAATGGTCAGGGTCGTATCCTGGTTGAGAAAATGGCGAGCCGTATGCAGAAAGATAAAACGGGTATTGCGTGGCCTGCTGCGGTTCAGATGTTGCCTGAAGCGAAAGCTAAGGTTGATGCGACTTTGACTAAGTTTGCCAAAATGGTGAACATGAAAGGTATCTAATGGCTGGCGGTCTTGTTTTACCTATTACCACCATGTTCAACGACAAGGGTCTGAAACAGGCTCAGTCGGCTTTTAAGAAGTTTGGTGGTGTTGTCAAGGGTGGTTTAGCTGCTGTTGGTTTGTCGCTTGGTGTTGGGGCTTTGGTCAATGGTTTGAATGACATGACTAAAGCTGCTGTTGAGGATGCTAAGTCACAGGCTTTGTTGGCTAATCAGTTGAAAAATACTGTCAAGGCCTCTGATGAGGTTACTGCTTCGGTGGAAGCTCAAATTACCAAAATGAGTTTGATGTCTAGTGTTGCTGACGACAAAATTAGACCAGCGTTTTCCTCGTTGATTCGTTCGACTCGTTCGGTCAAGGATGCTACTCGTCTAACCAATTTGGCTTTGGACATTAGCACTGCTACCGGCAAAGATTTGACGGCAGTTTCGTTGGCGTTGGGTAAGGCGTATAACGGCAATACTGCTTCGTTGAGCAAACTTGGTATCAAGGTGAAAGACACTAAGAAGCCGTTTGATGAGCTTGAGAAAGCTTTTGCTGGTTCGGCTGAAACTGCTGCTAATAATGACCCTTACCAGCGTCTAGCAGTTATTTTTGATGAGTTGAAAGAAACGATTGGTAAGCAGTTCATTCCAGCGTTGAACTTGATTGCTGATTGGTTTACTGAAAACTTTGATGCCGTAAACAAGTTCTTTGATGATGCTTTTCAAAGCGATGTGTTCAAAGCGATTGTTGATTTGGGTAAGACCTTGTATGAGCAGGTTCTTGTGCCGTTGGGTGATTGGTTTACTGACACAACTTTTCAGGATGCGTTGGCTAAGTTTTCTGATGGGTTCACTTTGCTTGCCGATGGTATAACCGATTTTATTGAAACACCAATAGTTGATTTCTTACTTGGAATGACTACTACTGCTATTACAGGTGGTTTGAACATTCTTGCTGAGGCACTAACAAAGGTTGGTGCAGCACTCAAAATTATTTCAACTTACGAGGACACTTTCTTGCTTGTCACGGGTCAAAAGAAAGCACCTAAAGGCACAGAAGCCTCTAAGAAATCTCGTCAAGCTTTGTCAAGTTTGCAAAGTCTTACAGGTATCAACTTTGATGATTTGATTAGTGGATTTATGAAAGTTCCTGGTTACGCTACGGGTGGTGTTATTCCTGCACGACCTGGTGGAACACTTGCTCGCATTGGTGAGGGTGGACAGTCTGAAGCGGTTATCCCGTTAGATCGACTTGATGCCATGATGCGACCAGCCAAAACCGGCGGTAGCGTGTATCAGATTACTGTGAACGCTGGTATTGGTGATAAGGCTGCTATTGGTAAAGCTGTGGTGGATGCTGTGAAGTCTTATGAGCGACAGTCGGGTGCAGGTTGGCGACAGTAAACACTAAGGTTCTGTTTGGGTTCGATAAGGACAGTAACGGCAACTACATTTTTAACGACATTTCAGCGTATGTGATGGGTGTTGATTTTGGTCGTGGCAAGTCTGATCAGTTTCAAACTTATGACGCTGGTCAATGTGCTGTTACTTTGCAGAATCGTGACCGCATTTTTGACCCTGCGAATGGTAGCGGTTCACCTTATCAGTCACAGATTCGACCTGCTGGCTGGTTGCAAGTGTTTGTAAATGATGTTCAAAAGTTTGATGGTGGCATTGAGGATTGGAACTTCACTTACGATTTGAGTGGTGATTCTATCGCGATTGTTACAGCGTTTGATGGTTTGGCGAAACTGAATAAGGTCACATTGGCTAACTATGTTGTTTCGCAACAGTTGTCGTCTGCTCGTGTGTCGTCTGTTTTGAACTTGCCCGATGTGTCATGGCCTGTTGCTAAACGCAACATTTCAACGGGTGGTGTGCAGGTTGTTGGTGGGACTGTTGATGGTTCGGATGCTTTGTCTTATTTGCAACAGGTTGAAGCATCTGAGCATGGTCGGTTGTTTGTTGATGGTGCAGGTAATTTGACTTTCAAATCTATTTATGACGGCTTCTATGAGAGCCGTTACACCGAGTATCGTTACAACCTTTGTTTGAACCCTGGTTTTGAATCGAACACTAATAGTTGGTCTGGTTCTGTTACACGATCTACGGCACAGTTTGTTTATGGTTCAGCTAGTGGTTCTGTGACTTCGGGTAGTGCTGTGAGTATTGCTTTTGATGGTGGTGCGAATACTACTTATGCTTTGAGTTTGTATGTTTATGCTTTGTCGGCTGGAACTGTAACCCTTGAGGGTTTGGGTGGGACTGCTAATACTGTTGAGGCTTCGACAGCGGTTGCTGTGCCGGCGACTACTTGGACTCGTGCGAGTTTGCTTTACTTGTCTGGGCAGGATAGCCACGCTTTCAGGGTTACTCCGAGCGTGAATGCTTTTATGGATGGTGTGTTGATTGAGCCGTCTGATAGTTTGGGTGAGTATTTTGATGGCACAGTAAAACCTGCTGACACAGATACCACTACTTACACTTCTAGTTGGGCGACAGCGTAATGGCAACTTATAGTTTTGGTTCACGCAACGGGTTTTCGTTTGATGGTTTTAGACCACCATACAAAATTGGTAAGTCTGTCACTATGCCAACTATTACGGGTCGTGACGCACCAGGTCAAACAGGTTCGGCAGCTCAGCCAACTCTTGTCTATCAGTTAGGTATTGATGTTCAGGGTCGTGGCACTTCAACTGCTTCAACTAGGTTTGGTGTTTGGAACAATGACGGCTCTAGTGCGTTTTATTCTGCCGTAACAAACTTGTCTGACGCTGGATCGTCTGCGACTTCGGCTTCAACTACTACGCTGGCTTTGACCACACCTAAACCGACTTTTGGTAACACCGCTTACCTGTTTGGTTTCACTAAACGCAACACACAAACTTTTATTTGGGATGTTGACACCAGCAAGTCTGGGAACATTATCAGGGACAATGTTTCCGACTCAGGCACTTTCACGAACAGCGCAAACTATGAAGCTGGTTCGTTAGTTCTCAAGATTTACTATTACACGCTACCGATTGCACCTACCGCTGTTGTGCCGTCTAAGGGTGTTGGTGGGGTTTTGGTGTCTTGGTCTGCACCAACCGACAATGGTGGCACATCGGTCACAGGGTATCGCATTGATCGCAGTCCTGATGGTTCTACTTGGACAAACATTGTTGCCAACACTTCATCGGTTGCAACGAGTTACAACGACACAACAGCCGTTGGTGGAAACACTTACTATTATCGGGTTGCAGCTCACAACCTTGTTTCGACTACGCATGGTGGTTCGTATTCAAGTCCGTATTCGGCTTCTAGTGCATCGTTCCTTTACACGACTGCTACCGCCAACAACGCAACAAGTGTTTTGGTTGCTAATGTGTTCAACCCAAACATTACCCCAACTGTTTTTGCTGACGATGGTTCAGGATTGCCTTTCAACGGCATTGAGGTTGCCTATGGTTCTGAGCAGTTGTTCAACTATGTGACTGCTGAGGCTGACACAGTTCAGGTCGCTGAAGCTACTGAATCACAAACTTTGTATGGTGTTCGCAGTTACAGCGTTTCAGGGTTGCTAACAACCACACCTGGTGACACTTTGCAGGTCGCTAACGAAATCTTGTGGGCTTCTTATGACCCACAGGTGCGTGTAGCTTCTTTGAGTGTTGTGACGAATGATTTGTCTGACGCTGAAATGATTACTTTGTTGGGTCTTGACTTGGATGCTCTTGTTGAGGTTCGTTTCACACCTAATGGTGTTGGTGATCAGTTTGTGCGTGTGGGTCGAATTATTGGCGTTTCTTGGGCTGTTACGATTGATAGTGCAATGGTTACTTTTCAGTTCCAAGCAGCCGAGAATCAGGTTTTCACTTTGGATAGTGAACAGTTTGGCATTTTAGATAAGGACATTTTGGGCTAATGAGTTACAAATCTTTTCAAGCTTTAACTAAGTTGTCTGCTGCTGATGTGAATGACTATTTGATGGAACAGTCGGTAATGTCGTTTAGCACGATTGCTGCTGGCACAACAGCCGTTGGCACAGCGTTGGCTACCGGCATGACTTTCTATGATGAAAGCAACAAACGCTTGGCTACTTATGATGGCACTATTTTTAGGGCTTTGCCTTACGCTGTTGAGGCTGGAACTGCAACTGTTTCTTTGTCTGCTGCTTCGGTTGGTTCGGCTACTGTGAACTTTACTGCTGGTCGTTTTACTCAAGCACCGATTGTGTTCACGAACATAAATGGTATTCCTAGCGGTTCATCAAAACTCTCAGCACGAGCAGCTTCGGCAAGCACGGCAAGTTTCGTAACCTACCTTTACACAGGTGACGGAACTACTGCTACTTCAACTGTGCCAATCTATTGGATGGCTGTCCAAATGACTGCTGGTGCAGCGTCAGGGTAATACACCCAACTGATAAACTTGTAACATCTACGCACAGATAGAAAGATAAAAGTGTCTGAGCCTAGACCTACTAACACCGGTTTACTAATCCAAATCGTTCAAGACATTGCCGAAATCAAGGCAACTGTCAAGAACTATGCGGATTTGGAATTGCGTGTTCGTGACCTTGAGAAAGCTCGTTGGTCAACGGCTTGGGTGACAGGTATTCTTTCAGCAGCTATTTCATCTGGAGTGGTTGCTATCATTCTCAAACAGTTAGGTGCATGATGGGCTGGCGACACCCTTTAGATAAGTTCAAGATTACTAGCAGGTTTAAGGCTATTGACCCTGCCCACCCGAAACCACCAGGTCACTTGGGAACTGATTACGCTGCACCAGAGGGAACACCATTAAAGGCCATCAATGACGGCAAGGTTGTTTTGAACGAATGGTCTGAGGGTATGGGTTGGTGTCTAACCATTCACACTGACGGCAAAAACTTCTGGGGTTACGCTCACATGAAAGAGCAGTCACCGATCAAGGTTGGGGCTTCGGTCAAAGAGGGTGATGTTGTTGGCAAGGTTGGCAACACAGGTAAGTATTCTCAGGGCGCACACCTGCACTTTGTTCTTTCCCGTAGTCCTAAAGCACCTTACGGGCTAGGCAAATTGTTTGACGCATACGACTTTATTGAAAAGAGGAAAGCTAAATGACTTTCAAGAACCCTAAAACTAAGAGGCGTTTATTCCGTGTTGTTGCAATCTGTCTAGGTGTGGGTCTTGCTGCACCATCGGCTGGTTCAGCGATTGGTATGGACTTTTTTACTTCTGCCCTATTCGGTGCATTGATGGTTTTGCTTAGCTTGGTTTCAACCCTGCTGATCACTTTCGGTGTCAAGGATGGTGTGTCTGACAGCGACTTCGACAAGACTTTGCGTGAAGCTGCTGAACAGGCTTCTAAGGCAACTAAAAAAGACTAAACTTTTTTACATAGAACCCTCACAGACCCTACGCAGGTTTGTGGGGGTTTGTTAGTATCTGCTCACGCTCGGATGGTGTTGTGCTACCCCAGATGCCGTGTGTTTCTTTCGCAGCTAACGCATAGTTCAAACACTCGTGCATTAGTGGACACTTGTTGCACAGGTTTTTTGCTATTGGTTCGTTCCAGAGCCGAACTTCAATCTTAATGCTTTCGTCTGTGTCGAACAGGTGGCCAATGCCGGTGCATGGTGTTTGCTGTTCTGTCGCTTGTCTAATCAAGTCCCTGTAGAGTTGCAAAACTTTTCTGTTCAATGTTTGCCCTTTTGTCGCTGCCAACTATTACTGTATAAGTAACTTGATTGAAAGGGAATGATTTAGATGGCAAAGTTTTTGGGTGATTACACTCCAGCGGATGTGGAGTGGCATGAGCTTCGTGCTGGTGGGGTTGTTACAGGCACATTGGTTGGCACGATCTGTGGTTGGAATCCGTGGGAGTCTGCGTTTACTGCTTGGGCTAAAGCCACAGGCAAGATTACTGATGAGCGTAAACAGTCGTTGCCTATGCGTTTGGGTCAGTTGCTTGAACCTGTGGTGAAGCAGGTTTGGTTGGAACAGAACCCTGGTTTTGTGATTGAGGAAACAGGCACTTGGGCGCATGATGAGTTTGATTGGGCTAGGGCTAACCCTGACGGCTTGCTTACTTATCCTGATGGGTCTAAAGGTATTTTGGAAATCAAAACGGGTCGTGCGTTTGATGAAGTGCCGCCGAACTATAAAGCTCAAGTGTTTTGGTATATGTGGGTGATGGGTTTGACTAAGGCAAAACTTGTTGGTTTATTCTTTGGGTCTGATTTGCGTGAATGGGATTTTGAGTTCAATCAGTTTGAGTTTGATGCCATGTTTGGTCGTGTTGTTGAGTGGCGTGAGTGTGTGTTGGCTGAGCAGCAACCGGCTTGGGATGGTTCGGCTTCGACTTATGAAACTGTGCGTCAACTGAATACTGATCTTGACCCTGATGAGTGGGTTGAGTTGAATGATTTGGGTGTTGCGTTGAGTAACGCTCAAGCCAGGTTTGATGAGGCTGATAAGAACTTGAATGTTTGGAAGTCTGCTGTGCTTGACCAGATGGGTTCGGCTAAGTATGGTTTTGTTGAGGTTTCTGGGGAACGGCTTGTTGTTGCTCAGAGAAGTCTAAGAGCGGGTAAGCCTGTTCTTACTGTCAAGAAAGGGAAGTAATGAAAGAGTGGGAAAAGCAAATCAATGATTTGCGTGT